AACACGCGGGTGTTGTTCATGTAATTCTCTATCATACCGTGTCCCTTGTACATACGACGCGCATCAGAAATTCGCACATTTTTGCGTAGATTATCATAGTTCAATAGGAGATCGACGACTTCTTTTCTCTTTGGTTTATTAAACACGATTCCTTGATTTATGTAATTGTCGTAAAGTTTCGCGCGCGTGGGCGCCTTTGATTTGTCATTCGGGAGCGTGGCACCTCTTTTGAGTCTGTTTACTATCTTGTTATATTCCCTCATACGCGAGAGTATTTCCTTGTTTATCATGTTCTCATTTTTGAGACCCATGTTTGAGAGTATATCTTTGATTGCTTTGTTACTCATCTTACTATTCCATTACAAATTAATATTAAGTCGCTTGAGTTTTTCCTCAAACTCTCTACGTTCACCTGGTGATTCAATCTTTTCACCCGTGGCGATGGCCCTGATTTCGGGACCTGTTAAGTGCATCGCATCCGTGCGGAAATCTTTGAACGCCTCCATCGTGACAGGGACGAGTGGTTGGACCAGTTCATAAATTGCGTTCGCGTATTCCCGAATCTCCATTTGTGCGTGTTCATCCATACGCAGGTGAAGGTAGTGCATGAGATTATGGAGATTGATCTTCCAATAGAATTCCGTGTACGTCGATTGTGGGAGGTTGCCACGTGCCTGTTCTCGGCACGTGCCCCTGTCGAGAAGGTCTTGGTACAACTCAAACGATTCATTGAGCTTTTCCGAAACTTTAGAGGATAATTCGTCACCGACGTCCACGACACCTTCCGAGCCCTGATTGTTTACTTTGGATTGCCCGCGTAGAATGTCGGGTTCGTAGTACTGTTTCGGTACGACGGAGTATCTGGCGGAGAGTTCGTTGATGCTGGCCATGCGGTGGCGCATATGCTGTCGAGCGATATAGATGGGCATTTTGATGTGAAACTTGAATTCCACCATTTCGAAGGGTGTGGTGTGCCAGTGTCTAAGGAGATATCGAATAAGTCCCCGATCTCCTCTTGAGGTTTTAGTCCCATCTCCATACGAGACTCGGGCGGATTGTACGATGGCCGCATCCAAATCTTCCCGAGGCATGTGGTCCACGAGGCGAACAAACCCGTGATCCAAGACATCTTTCTGCATGATTAATTATATAATGGGTTAAATCTTTAATTCCATGACATCCGTTCTCTCAGGCGCCTTAGCAAATAAGGGGTAAGTTCTATCATGTTTCCAAACGGAACGTATCTGTAATCGATGCCTATGTTTTTACCCATTCCTAAAAGTTGTGCAGTCACGTATTGATCCTTGTCAAACTTCGTCGCGTATCTGAGTGATCGTTCGTTATGCGTCGCTATGATGGTATGTACGTGTGGACACACGAGTGAGTACGCCATCGCTTTCGCGTATTCATTGTCTACGTCTGCCTTATCAGAAAACAGACCTTCTTGTGTTCTCAAGTAGGCACCCCGAACGAGCTTTGCACCGAGCATGACCCCATCTTTTTGTGTGTCGTCCATGTCACACAGAAGTTCTTGCATCGCCCGCGTTCTATACATTTGGTAGGTCTTGTATACATGAACAGCACTTCGCGTGTTGTGTTCCGCCATCATATCGTAACATATGTCTGGGTACAATACGTCTTCGGCATCTATGCAAATCTTTACACCGTGTTTCTTCGCTGTTTTTATGATGGAGTGTGTACAGTCCCTTGCCGTAGATTTAGACTCCCTCGAACCAAAACTCGTGAGTTTTATGGCGCACATGGATTCCGGTGGGAGTGTTTTGATGACACTCTCTGTGGTACGCATAACTTCGAATGCGTCTCTTAATTTACAATTTTCTTTCGCGTAATCGACTATGACTTTTTCGCCCCTTCTGTGTATGATTTCTAAAACACGTGGAAGTTCTTTGAATGTTGCCGCATATCTGAGCATTACTTTACTTTAGATATTTTTCGTCTAAGTCGTTTTTCAATCCGTCTATGTCCTTGTAGTATCTTCTCAAGTCTTTCATGAACCGTTTGTTTTTCTCGAGACATTCACATTCGGGTTTGTTAAGGTAAATCCACGCGAGATTAGACTTTGAGTATTTAGATTCCTTTTGATTTTGATTGGGTCTTCTCGGAATGACTTTCTTTTTCACAGTCTTCTTGAGAGGCTCCGTACGCTTCGTGAAACTGATGGCTTGCATCACCGTGTCTGCGAGATCGTCTTTCTTTTTGGACTCTTTGAATATTGGGAGCCAATGAGCGTTAATGGAATTGGCATTTAAAAATGCTTCGCATCTTTCAATAGATACTTTCTTTCGTTTGAGATACTGAGCTTTACCTGGTCCACACACATCTGGAATCTTAAACTTGGCATCGTAAATGATAGTTTCGGATTTAGGAGCTTTTATGACAAAGTACGCGTGTAAAAAGTTTTCTACCATTTTCATTTTCTTGTTTCGGTCGGGTTGTTTCTCTATCAGAATGACATCTGATTCTAAGACCCACGGTCGTTCATCGAGGTGATTTCGCATCGACACGAATATACCATCTTTAGACTCAGGCGGAACACCCGATACATCCCAGTTCACAACGAGATTTGACTCTTCATTAAATTGACAAATGGCTAAGTTACGTATACCTACGTCTATGCTAAGTATCATTGACTTAAAGGAAATTTATTTCTTTATATATTGTAAATGAAGAAAGTTAACCCAGTCGTATTGATCGCCATCGTATTGCTAGTTGTAGCCCTCTTGTTACCAATGGGTACAAAGGAAGGATACAGGGGATTCCGTGATCGATTCAGAAAGATGCAAGAAGATCGACGACGTAGACGCCGACAAAAAGATATAGCGCGCCGGCGCAGAGATGCCGCTCGCGCCAGAGAAGCTCGATTTAGAGCTATGCAAAGACGCGGACCAATCGGACCAAACGGACCAAACGGACCACCACGTGGCGCACCAGTCAATTAATTTCTATATGTATCTTAAATGAAGATAGGCAATCGGTTAAATACGGTAGCTTTGGTCATATCTATTATTGTCGTCGTCATGTGGTTAGCTTCTATCAGGATGCGAGAAAACTTGGAGGGTGACTCCAAGGCTCTCAAATACGTGAGAGATGCCGCACCCGAAAAGTTCCTCAATCCATACATCATTTATGGACTTGCGAAAGAAACCACGGATGATGAAGAAAAGCTTGCTAGAATCATACCACTCGCTAAGGCAAATAAGCGCGATGCTTTAATTGAACATCTCGAATCTTTGTAAATGTATTTTTGTTTTTAGTGGTCACAGTACACCACAGAGAACAAAAATGTAATTAAATTATCTAAACGCGCGACTCGCCGCGGAGTTCATAGCTTTTTGACCAGCTGGGGACTTACCGAGTGCAACCATCGCGGCGACCAAAATGAGTACACACACCACCGACGCGATGGCGGCGTACATGAATGGACCCGCAAACGCATTACCAACGGAATCCACGACTTCGGCAACACCACCCGCCTTGGTGGACAATTTGGCTTCAGTTTCGGTGATGGTCTCATTAATGACCTTGTTGCTCGTAGTGGCGGAAAGAATGTTCTGGCTCACCGTTTGTGCAGCGATGTCCGCGGAAATGTTTTGCTTGAAAACAAGTTCTTCACTATTTGGGCAAATCGTGTTATCGATGTTTATTTCACCATCTTGAATATTAATAGCCTTGTTTACAGTTTCAGTGAGGTTGTTTGTTTCTAGTTCTGTGTGCACAATATTCTTAATTTCATTGTTTATGTTTTGTTCAACATTTTGACGATCACCAAATTGCAGGTTACCCATTTGTGTTTGTTTGTCGAGTGCGCCACTGACTTGAGATTGCATGGCGGACACGAGTTCATTTTCGATTGATTGGAAATTGTTTACGATTTGTTCAGTTTGAGACATGATACTCGCTTCGGCAGCTTGCTCCATGATAATTTTACAACCAATGTTGTTCTTGATGTTGATCTTCATACCTTGGATGTTTTCTATGATATTCGTAGTACTCGTAGTGTTATTTACCACGGAGTTGTACATCATTTCGTTCAACATACTCATGTTAAGATTTTGCTTGATGGTAGTACTTCCTCCTCCACCCATGGTGACTTTGAGATGTACTGAGAAAAAAATATATGCTTAAAGACATATATATAAATTTAAATTATGTGGTGTTGGTGGTGTTGTCACCCATTCGAAGGAGAAACTCTTGAATTACCATACAAGTACGATGAAAAGCGTAATAAATTTTATACGTGTGGTGGATTCTGCTCCTGGAGTTGCATGAAGCGTTATGCGATAGATAAATATGGAATCACGCGAGGTGGAATCATATGCAGTAACATCATAATTATGCGCAAAAAGTTGTATAACAAACTTGGTTCTATAACTATGGCGCCTCTTCGAGAACAATTAGACGTGTTTGGCGGTGATCTTACCATAGAAGAATTTAGAAGTAATAGCCTGATAGACAAAGAGAAACCTAGAGAAATAGACAAGAAGCCATTAGAAGACCGAGTCATACCGATTATTTCAAACACGAAAAAGATGGATGAAATAAACAGATCGACTGGTAAGAATGAAACTCTCAAATTGAAAAGAGAGAAGCCACTAAAAAGAAACCAAAACAATTTGGAATCTGCATTGGGGTTAATCATTAAGCCCAAATCTTAAAAGTCTGCGTTGTTTATTCGTTGGTTTTGATTTGGGTATGTGTTTAGAATTGAAACTATCTATCCATGCTTCCCCATCATAGGCTCTCCAACGTAACCCGTATTTCTCTATAACCTTTCTGCACAAAACACACGGAAGGGATACACCATTACCATAACTAGTTTCCCGGTATATGACGAGTGTACCAAACTTCCTTTTTACCCACGCAGCAAACTGATGTATTCTGTTACCACGTTTTAGACATTCGTGTTTGAGTGCTTTTATCATTCTGCGTTCTGCGCAACATATGCAATCACTTTCGAAAAGCGCGAAAGTGGCGCGTCGTATGCGTTGTAACAATCGGATAACTCGGCATTTTTACCTGAGTATCAATCGATCCTCCTTTTTAATAGAGTTACAGTTGTCACACGCGTGACCCTCAAATACAAACGAACATGTGTCACACTCGTTGAGTACGCGAATGTTCCTTTGTACAAGTTTATCTTCTGAATACAGGATTAAATCCCTAATAGTGTAAATACCGTACATTACCATGGTTTCCAGAGACGGAAACTTCATCTACTTTCCAAAGCAA